AGTAGTGTGCTCCACATAAAAGATTATATTACAGCGAAGCATATGTCAATTTTGAATATAACAGTTGCTGTCCCCAACCACCCACCCATATGTTATGCTGTTTGAAGCCCCACCACCACCCCCTATTATATATATATATGGTTATATATTGACTATATATGGTTCCGATTAATATGGATATCTATTTACAGTATGAGATGAAGCACTGTGGCTCACTTGGTTAAAGCCTGCTGGATAGTGGGAGCTGATAGTCCAAGTTCGGACAGAAGCTTTTCAATGTGAGGCCTAGACGCAACCTTCATCATAGGGTATTTCTCCACCATTGCAGTGGCTGCCTTAATTGCTGCAGCATTTGTGGACATCCACTCTGCTGGTGGAGCCCCAGCATAACGTTGACGTAGGCTCTTAGCTAGGAATTCAGGCTGCATTTGCCCTTTCTTTACACGAACAACTGCAATTGCTAGCGGGTAGCACTTGAAGAGCTTCATGAAGAATTCCGCACCAGGGGCAAAACCAATATAAAGCTCTGGTGGCACTTCCGGCTTGAATTGAACACCAGCAACCTCAGCAAGAGGCATAACAAATTGATCTCTCATGGCTGCTTGGAAATCAGCTTGGCCCTCCCGGTAAAGTTCAAGAGCTTTTCTTGCCAAATATGCGGATGCCCTGTGGAGTGTCACATCATTCGGCTGAAGTGAGACTTGTCCTAAGCTTCGATTCAATGTATTTACTAGTTCAATTTCTAACGTGCCAAACTTTGCTTTTATTTTAGTTTTTGAGCACGTTTTCATCTGCTGCTTTAATTTGCCAGCATTTAGGAAGAATATCTTGATATTCTCAAGAGACAGATGTGCTGTCTTGCCCAGGCAGAATGCAGTATACCCCACATCAGGAATAAAGTCAGACTGAGTGATATTTCCTGTGTCTTCAAAAGCAAAATCAACTTGAGACGCCATCTTGACTTTATTACTATAATGTGGAGTACACTACT